GGCATTTGATTAGGCTGTTGCGTTGTAGTTTGTCCAAGCTGTTGCTGCACTTTAGTTGGCGTATTTACAGCACCTTGATTAGTTCCGTTAAATCCTGAAGCTGGATTGGCTTGATTATCCGTATAAACCACTGGCTGACCTGAATAGATTGGCTGAGTCCCATCCCTATCATTTTGCGTTCTGCTCAATAGTCCAAGCTGTGAATTGGCCGAGCTAACAGGGTAAACCGTCTTATTGCTAGATTTTTCAGGCGCAGGCAAAGGCGCATCCAAAGCAGCGCTTTGAACGGGTTTAATTTGTTGCATGGTAAATAAACTCCTAATTAGAGTTTGAAAGTTGTCAGTTAAGTGATTTTTACGAGGGATGAATCAAGAAAAGGTAAAACGCCTACTATGTAGAAATAATAAACGTTTTAATGCAAATTGCAATAACTGTTACGTGAAGCCTTTATATATCCAGTTCTGAACGCGATAGTCATAAATTTTTGCCTTACTAATCTCGGTAATGCCATCTTCACTATAAATTGGTGTTAGGTTATCTAACATATCGTGTTTTTTATTGCATGGACATTTAAAATAACGAATACCAGATATAACTTCAATATTTGAAAATACACCCCTAAAGCTGCTTTCTTGTCTGCTATCTGAGTTGCCACCTAATACAAATGGTATTGACGGCTCAATAATCGTACCTATAGCATGCTGGTAAGTTTTAGAATGATAACCACCCTCACCTTTGGCTTTAAATTGAACTAGTAGGTATTTATTTTGTACAGAATGAAAAAACTTAAATGACCAAGAACCAGGTTGTATCTTATATGACAGATAATGCTCTGACTTAACCCCGCCACAAATAACTTTTAATAACCGATAATCCACTGTGCTTACAGATACAATAAGTTGAGAACCATCACCATAAGAACCAGACTTATATTGGTTTTTGTCACTTTGACTAAAAAGTATTATTTCCTGTTTATTAGTTTCATAATCAATTGAGTTAATATCAAATGATACAAATAAATCATCGCCTATGCTTTGCCACATATTATGACTAAACTCAACCTTACTCCCGTAACCAGTTAAGCTATATTCCCACCGTCCACCTGGAGGATCAGGCACCACTATTGGCGGGGTTGGAGTTGGCGGTACATAGCCAGTATCTATATAGCGATATAGAAGTTGCATCCGGTAATCAACTGACATATCAGCTTGCAGTAAATTATTAACGTAAGGTGTTACTGGTGTAGTGTATTCAATGCTATATCGATCACGCTGTTGACGATAATAGATATCACCATCCCTAATGTAGAATAGAAGTATGTCTGATGTAGCAATATCAACTGCATACTTCAGATCGAAAGTGGCAAATGGATTAGTTCCAACTCCAAAAATTGTTTTTGTATGTTCGCTTAATTCAGGGTCATACCACCACAACCTAAGATCACTACCAGTATCAAAAAATACTAATGGCTTCCCAAGTTGGTCAAAAGCGGCAGATAAGCTAACACAAGTAATTGGAGTAAATAGTTCCGAGTGATAAATAAAATTATCACCATCATGCTTATATAACTTAATAACGCTATCGGCATACTCAAACAGCCACCATGAATCTGTAAGGCTATTACTACTGAGCGATACTTCCTCTGGGCCCAAAGTAATAAAGTGATAGTTAATCGATGAATCTTCAGGCTTAGATTGTCCATAGGTATTAAATGGCTTTAAGCTAGTATCTGATGACCATAAGTTATTGGGTATCATTTTAGTTTATACCCTTGTTACATCATAATAGAATCCAACAGTTAACATTTTATCAGTTCCTTTAACAAATTCAGGATTAAATTTAAGTCTAGCAACTACTGATGATGGAGGGAAAAGTGAATTAAATGAAGTTGATAAAACTATAGCTTTTAGCGCTGTAAGCGCCCCAGATGCATATAACCCAAATGTAGCTTGATGGGTAATTCTAGCGACACCTGCAATTGGGTTAGATATTGTTCCCGCTGTTGAGTTTGACATTTGCTCTGCTGCAAATGTACCGCCTATTAAGTCATCACCTGCATTAGCATTATAAATAGCTAAAGCTGATGAGTTAGAATTATCAGTAAGTGTTCTTAGAGTTAAATTAGCAATTACCGATGGGCCTACATTTTGAGAAAAACTAGATACTGAGCTTAAAAGTGATGGGTTAAGCTGTGTTAATGTAATATCAGTAGCTATACCATTTAATACGATATTAGATACTGTATTGCCCATTTCATTTGAGCCTGTCCACTTCTTACTTTGCTTCCACCAAATCTCTAACTGATCACTACTTGTTAGCGTTAGAGTAGTTGGATTTCCTCCAGAATCTTTGAATAAATTTCTTACTATTGCAGTATCAGCTATTGAAGTGCTGGTGCACAATACATACTCAGAAATATTCCCTACTATTGCTCCAAGGCTCCATCGAAATATATAGCTCTTTGTTGTGAGCGTATATCCGTTTATAGCATCACCAGCTGATACATCAGACCCACCGCCTGTTGTTGTACCACTAGCACTTACAGGCCCAAGTTGAGCCCCTATATCTGTATCAGTTACTAGTGGCGATGCTGTTGATGTACCCACTTTGGCATATAGAGGGGAGAAAGAAAGTGCAGTAAAAAACCTATCTAGCAAGAGATTATTTTGAAATCCTGTATCTTGAGTTATATCACCATGCTTATTTCTAACAACAAATCTAGTATATCCGCTTGCTTTTACGTTACCTAAATTAATATTCATAAATTACCCTACTATTAATGAGATTGAACTAAGCTTTATAACTCCTGCAGATGCTTGATGTGTATCAGGCTCTACATGCTTAATTAGCACTTTAGTTAGTGATATGGCCCCAAGCGATAATGTGTTTGCCGATAAAATGTCTAAGTCTTTATCATATTTTAATAAAGACGATCTCAACTCAATAATGGATAACCCTATAACACTAGAAGTTACCGCTTCAAATTCATCGTGTCGGTATAGCGATGAACGAAGTGATATTTCACCAAGACTAATTACTGATGAACTTACTTCTTCGACTAATACGGTAAATAAATTTGAATTTTGCAGCTGAATTAGTGCAGAAGATATACCATCTTTATCTGGTATGCCGTACAAGCTTGAACGCAGTACGCTTTCACGCCAATATACTGCTTTACGCCTAGTTGAACCTGCAATAACTGCGAGTAATGCTTGCGCTTGTGATGCCATAATTACACCGTCACAGTAATGTCACTAACGTAAACATCACCCATCAACAGCCAGTGAGTGTTACTGATAGCCAATAACGCAACAGTTGAATGCTTGCCATAGGCGCGCAATAAGCCTGGACTATCAATCGTAATGCCTAGGTTTTCATCGGGCGCCAGCCATAACTCAGCATCAGAGTTATTAGTGAAAAACACAATTGAGCCAGGAACCGCTGTTAAGTCACCATCAACCGTGCGCAATCCACTGCCAACCGAAATAATGATTTTACTTTCTGCATCCGTTGGCGTGGCAGGCATGACATAGCTCATATCAAAAAATTGACCATGGTTGTCAGCGTTAACCGTTAGCGCGTTAGTGGCATCTTCAATGATAGTAATGTCATTTTGCGCTTGACCTAGTAGCAGGTTTTTATCCAGCAAATCTGCATTGCCATCTTTATTGATGTATAGCAATTTGTTTGTATAAGGCTGTGTGGGTATTTCAGTATTACCGGTAAAGTTATCTGGCAGCTTAACGACAAAGCCATTTATCTTGGTGGTGATTTGCTGCAGGTTTGCAGATATACCGCCGAGTTTGGTATTCATTGGCTGTGCGCGAATGGTCGTGCGCATTACAAATGGGGAACTGTCCTGCCAGTGTGTTAATGCTGTCATTGATTAACCTTATCGTCTGCGGCTGATTGGCTTTGAGTGAATAAATAGGGTTGAGATAATGTGTGGTGGCATTTTGCTTGATGTATTGCTTAGGTAAATGGCTATCGTGCGGCTTAAACCTGAGATATACAGATCAGCCCAACTAATAGAGCTACCACCCCATACAGCATCATCCCAATCGGCTAGATCCCATCTTGCACCAGAGCCAATAAGCAAGGCATCATCTGGCAAATCAGGGTCCATGTAATCCAGGTATGCAATGGCATTAAGTAACACTTCGGTTACGCTGTCGCACTCAACAACTAACTTGTGCCATTTCTTCTTAGTTTCATGACTACCAAAGCTCATAAAGCCAGTGAGCAAATAGCTTTCGTACTCTTGGCCATCAAAGCTAAAACCTTTATCTAGCTGGTACACGTAACCATCACTTGAACCAACGTATATCGACTCAATACCGCTTTCATTTTCAGACGTATATGCGCACACAATCGGCACACCATAATTAACTGTGCTGAACTGTGGCGTACCTTGGCTATCGAATGTCGCAAACAATGCAGAGCCATCTTCAAAAAATAACCGGTATTGATTTTTAGTTTTAATGGTAGCGCTGCATACTTCACGTCCAGCATACTGGTCGATAAGCGGCTGCACTTTTTGACTGATAGCAGCTTGAGCAAAGTCACCAAACTGTTGCACACGGCTTAATAGCGTTAGCCCTCGGTCATCTAAGAACATTAGCTCACTCAAGTTCTGCGCTGTGCGCTTACGCATCCCTACCTTTGTGCTTAAACTTTTTAGCTGAAAATCAACTTTACTGGTGCCGTACAGCACGTAAGTGCGATTCTTACAGCCAATAACACAGGTACTATCTGCTTGCACCTGCATTTCAGTGATTTCATCTGATACGGCTATCTCACCACCGTTCTCAGTAGGATTGAAATTAGTCGGATCGCCGATGGCACTAAATACAAATGAGCCACCGGCATACGACAATAGTAAAACCTGTGACGGTAATATCTCTAAGTTTGTCGGCGCATCAGGTAAAATAGGCCCAGTAATTTGCGTGTAAGTCGTACCATCAAATCTGAAAGCTGGATTTTTACCATCGACACCAATGATTTCAAGTGTTGCCGCGCTGCCGGTAAAGTTTGCGGGTTTGACAATAAGCTGGCCATTAGGCAATAACGCTGGTGTAGTAACCAACTGCCACCCAGTAATACTCGAACGATAGAGGTTTGCGGCACTGCCGCCAACATTGTTTCGCATTGCATACTTATTTCCCTCGAACGTGAACACGCCCAAGACCTTGCCGCTTCCTGGTACTTGTAATATAGCTGCTCGTCTGGCTTCAATTTCCACATCGAGCGCCGCCAATGCTGCTTCATCTGTCGCAAATGGATAGCCTGGCAAATCCACAATTCGCGTATCTGCTGGTGAAAGCTGACCATCATATCGCTCAAAACCAGTAACACGCTGATAACGACCAATAGTATTGATTTCATAATTGACTAGCTCCTTACATTCCCCAGGCTGTAGTTTTGAATCAGCATCAGCTAAATTCAAGCCACCTCTCAGGTCTATTTGCGCGGGAGTAAATGACATTAGATTAACCCTCTAATATCAAAACCCATTATAGGCAGTTGCGAGTTACACAAATCGGTTACTCGCGTTTCATAGCGTGCGCTTGCCATTTGATAAAGCTGCATATCTTCTTCAAATGTCGCGTAATACATCAATGCTTTCTGCACAATACAGTCATGGTATTTAGCAGGGATAATGCTCACATCACTGTCATTACTGAGTGCTGTAGGTTCAGTGTAATAATTAACCTTTATCGCCATATCCGATTCAGGCACAGGATAAAGATAAATATTACCGCTAGGATCTACTGATAAGATGCGCGGCCAGCCAAGATCCTGATTACGTTGGTCGAAATCGTTTAACCAATCTTTCCACGGCAAACTGATCACCGGTTCATTATCGATAAACACGCTATCAATCTTGTTTAAGTTAGTGATGCCAAGCGAGGCGCTACTATAAACTTGCTGGCCTGTTGTTAGAGTTGCATTGGCACGACGCCATAAAAACTGCCATTCATCCTTTAGCGCTTGAATATCCATATCAGCATCGATAACCCACGATACTAACTTAGCAAGTACGCCATTTTGATTAGCGGTTGTTGTTGGGCCATTGCCAGAGATACCTGACTGCTCACGCACTCGCGTACACAACTCTAAAAAAG